CAACATGAAGATCGACAAGTGATCCTCGGCGTCACCTGCCAAGTGGTGAGCGAGCCGGGGGCTACCGGCGCGAGGAGGATAGAGATGGACACACTTCAACCGACCTGCATGTCGTGTCAGCACCGCGTCACCACGACGCACCGACACGGCGCTGAGATGAACACCTGCCGCCGCCTCGGCATCATCGTATCGGCGGCGAACGTCATCGGCGAGACCGTGAGCTGCCCGCACTATGCCAGCAGGCACGCCGTGGTCGTCAGGGATAGCACCGGGATGCCGGAGTCAATGTTATACAATGGTAAGCACGGGAGAACGAATACATGCCTGTTGAGAGTAACATCGGCTTTTCTGAATCAACAGCGATCAAGCATGAGCAGCTTCGGAAGTTCATGCGCATGCACCTGACCAAAGCAACAGCCATCCCAAGAAGCGAAAAACAAATCTTGGCTTGACTTTATCAGTCTGTGGCTTTATAATATTCCCGTAAGCACAACAAGCACGTATTACAAGCATCGTCCCGAGACTTGAAAAAGTCAAGGGAAATAAGAGGGCCGCTTCCATCCCTGCCAAGAGTCAGAAGCGGCCGAACCAAACGGCCGGCGACGGATCGCCGGACCCTCGACGGTGAGGTCGAGGCGTCCATCATAGCACACTCGCACGGGCTTTGCCCGTGTTGTGTGACGAGCCATCGAGGAGCGCTCACCCGCTCTTTGGTGGCTCGTCTTTTTACCAGGAGGACGCAGCATGGCCAACAAACAGAAGGCCGAGCCGATGGCGATGCTCGCCATGCGAATCCCTAAAACCACCAAAAAGGCTTTATCAGATCATGCGTGGGCCACACGGCGCAGCATGACGGACGTTTTGCGGGAGATCCTGACCGGGTATCTCGGGAAGGTGGCGACGAAATGACACACATCTGCCCCAACGACCCACAGGCCTTCGTCAATTTCTTGGCCAACGCGATCTGGAAGCGCGTCCAGCTTCCCATCCTGCTGGTCGGAGAAGAAGAAGCCGCCTGGAACAAGATGATCCACGCGGCAGCCAACAAACAATACATCGCAGCCGCCATCGAAGCCGGAAGACACCCGGTAACGCTGCATGTGTGGGAAATGGCGTTGGACATGGATCGGCAGACTACGCATTAAGGCAATCAGCGCGAAAGCGCAATCAAACAAGGAGCCACTGAATGGAACAGGCAACAATCAACGCAATCAGAAAATGGATATCCACCAAGGCCACCATCGCCATGCTCGAGAAGCAGCTCGAGGAATTGCGGCCGGTCGTCGAGAGCGCGGCGGAGTTCGAACTCGGATCGAACACCGGCCATTTCGAGAGCGAGGGTTTCAAGTTCACCGTGAGCCGCCGGTTCAACGAGTCATGGGACCAGGAGAAGTTGAACCAGCTCCGCGGCGTCATCGGTGACGATCGGTTCTTCCAGGCGTTCAAGGCCGAGATGAAGCCGGTTTCGAAGAAGGCCGTCGAAGCCTTCGCAGCCGCAGATCCCGAGATGGCGAAGGCCATCGAGTGGGCCCGCACGGTGAAACCGGGCAAGGCTGCCATCTCATACGAGAATCTTTCCCCCGAACCCGAACCGGCTCCGTTTGAACTGGAGGGCGAATAATGGCACTCAAACCCATCACGATCGAAACGAACTCCCGTTTCTGCTGCCTCGTCATCGGCCCGGCAGGCATCGGGAAAACATCTCTCATCCGCACCATCCCGGAGGGTGATCGCGTATGCGTCGTGAGCGCCGAGGCCGGTCTCCTGTGCGTCCGTGATCTGGTGAAGAACGGCCGGATCGAGGGCTATGAGGTCGGCAGCTTTCAGGACATGGCCGAAGTCTTCACGTTCCTGAACACGAACGTCGAAGCGAAGGCCAGGTATCGGTGGGTCTTCGTCGACTCCCTCACCGAGATTGCCGCTCGAGCGGTCGAAGCGATGAGGGCGAAATACCCCGACCGGAAAGACAGCTTCCCCATGTGGGGAGAATACGGCGACAAGATGACCGCGCTCATCAAGGGATTCCGCGATCTGACCAACTATAACGTGGTCTTTACTTGCCTCGACTCCATCGAGAAAGACGACCTCAACCGTCGTTTCGTCGGTCCGCAGATCAGCGGCGGAGCTCTCAAGGAGCGCCTTCCGTCCTACTTCGACGAGGTTTTTTATATGACCTCGCTGAAGGATCCGAACGGGCAGGAAGGCCGGTTCTTCGTTACCCAGCCCTACGATCGCTTCCCCGGCAAGGACCGCTCCGGCAAACTCGCCCTGGTCGAAACCCCGAACCTTTCCATGATCAAGTCCAAGATCCTCGAAGAAAACGCATAAGGAGAACAAAAGAACATGGCAATCATCAACGCAAACCTCAGCAACGTCAAAGCGTCCGGAAATTACGAGCCCCTTCCCCCTGGTGAATATCAGGTCAAGATCGTCGACAGCGATGTCGTGACGACCAAGAGCGGGAAACCCATGCTCAAGGTCGAGATGGCCGTCGAGGACAACGGCGCCTCGGGCTTTTCTGCTCATCTGATCGGCCGGAAGATCTGGGAACAGTTCGTTTTGGAAAATGAGATCGCGCAAAGACGGCTCAAGGGACTGGCATCAGCCGCCGGGCATCCGCATCCAGACATAATCCGAGATAGCGAAGAACTCCACGGCCTCCGGCTGGCGATCCGCGTCAAGATCGAGAACGACGAGCAATACGGCCCCCGCAACAAGATCACCATGTTCAATCCGGTCGCGGTTCATCACTCCCCGGTTCCTGCTTCGGCTGCTGTTCCGCCGATGACGGCCCCGGCCATTCCTGGCCAGTCGCTCCCGACGACCCAGGCGCTTCCGACTGTTCCGCCTGCCGCCATGCCGCAGGCATCGGCAGCTCCGGTCATGCCGTGGTCGAAGTGATCTGAAAAGAACAGCCCCGCCGGGGCAATCAACCGGCGGGGCGTCTCGAACAGGCAAATACGCAACGCAAAATGAATTATACACTCAGGCCGCTGCAAAATCAACTCCTAGAGGACTGTTGCGAGGCATTCAAGGCCAAGCAATTCGTTCTTGCCCAGGCCCCCACCGGGGCCGGCAAAACCATCATGTTCTGTCAGCTCATCAAGCGCTTCCTGACCAACTATCCAGGCATGAGAATCTGCGTCCTGGTTCACCGGGAAATTCTCGTCAGGCAGAATGCCGACAAGCTTCGAAAGGTGTGGCCGGAAGCCAAGGTCGGGATCGCGTGCGCCTCCGCGTCGAAGGACGTCAACGTCACTGCGCCGGTCGTGTTCGGATCGGTCCAGACACTGGCCCGCCGCGTCGGAGAGATACCACCGTTTCATCTCGTCATCGTCGACGAAGCCCACCGGCTCCCGCCGCGCACGGTCGACAGCCAATATCGGCAGTTTTTGAACGCCATGCTGGCCTATTACCCCGAGATGCGCCTGTTCGGTTTGACGGCGACGCCCTACCGCCTGAATCACGGCATGATCTACGGCGACGAGTGCAAACACGAACAAGGAGAGCGGCCGAATTGGTTCGATGCGCTCGATCATCAGCAGACCATTCTCGACCTCCAGCGCGTTCAGCCTGACGACGCGAACCCTGACGCCCCGTATCTCTGCCCCCTCCGTGTCTTCGTCGAAGACAGGGCCGTATCGGTGGATCTCGCGAGCGTCAAGACGACGGCCGGCGAGTTTAACGCCCTGGCCCTCTCGGAAGTGATGCGGAACACCCGGCACATCACATCGGCCGTCGATGCCTACCGGAAATACTCTGCCGGCCGCACCCGCTGTTGCGTGTTCGCGGTCGACATCGCCCACGCCGAAGACCTGGTTGAAGCGTTCAAGGATCGCGGCATCATGGCCGACTGCGTTCATTCTGAACTCCCGAAAGAGAAGCAGGAAAGCGTTCTGTCTGCATTCTCGGCCGGGGCCCTGTCGGTGATCGTGAACGTCGGGCAGCTCACCGAGGGCTGGGATGAACCGGCCACCGACCTGATCCTGATGGCGCGTCCGACTCTTTCGGCGGCGCTGTTCGTTCAGATGGTCGGGCGCGGGCTTCGGATTCACCCAGGGAAACGTGACGTCCTGGTTCTCGATCTCGCCGGGAACTTCGACCGGCACGGGCCGCCGTGGGATCCGAAACTCCCGGCCTACCGGAACGGTAAGCTGTCCAAGAAAGAGCAGGAGAAGGTTCCCGATCAGACGTGCCCGGAATGCGGGCTCGAATGCCCCGCGCGGCAATGGACCTGCCCACATTGTGGCGCTGTGCTTCGGGCGAAGGACATTGCCGAAGCGAAGCCGGTTGCCCTCCGTGAGCTCAACCTCGATGCGGCCGTCAGGGAGCCCATGGGCATCACCGGGAAGATCCTCGAGGCGACGGTCAACCAGCACCGAGCGGCGTCTGGCCGGGAAACCGTAAGGGTAGATATCAAGGCCGATATCGGCACCCTTTTCCCCATCGTCGCATCACATTACTTCTCCTGGGACGGTCCGGCCGCCTGGTATGCCGGGAAGTGGTGGAAGGCATGCGTCAGGCAGGAACCTGCGCCACGATCGACCGATGAAGCGCTTTCCCGTCTCAAGTCCGGAGTCGCAAGGATCGAGATCCCGCCCGAGCTTCCCCTGCGGAAGGACGGCAAATACTGGAGGGTCGCAGGATGGTAATGCTGAACATCAAAAAAGACTCCGACATATCCCTCGAAATATACGAGGCGGCAGCGAAAAACCGACGCGACTCCAGGGGCTACCTCGGCATGTCGGAGATTGGCAAACCGTGCGATCTGGCCATCTGGTTTTCTTGGCGGAAGTTCACCCCGGCCCCGTGGGACGGCAGGATCCTGATCCTGTTCGAGCTCGGAGACCACGTTGAGCAGGTCATCATCAGGAACCTCCGGCTGGCTGGATACGAACTGCAAAACGCCTATCCCGACAAGCAGCTCTCGTTCGAGGACTGCGGCGGGTTCTTCTCTGGCCATTGCGACGGCCTTGTCAGGCTTCGGACTCTCGAGGGTTCGCCCTGGGGGATCCTCGAGTGTAAGAGCGCGAACAAGAACAAATTTGAGGACTTCGAGCGCCACGGTGTCGAGAAATCGAACCCTACCTACTTCACGCAGATGCAATGTTACATGGGGTATCGCGGCCTGAACCATGCCCTGCTGATGGTCATGAACAAGAACGATTCGGCCATCTATTCGGAGATCGTCCGGTTCTCGCCGGAAGCGTTCGCAGCAGCCAAGGAAAAGGCGGCCAAGATCCTTACCACGCACAACGACGACGGCACCCAGAACGTCCCAGCCAAGGGCTTCGACGACCCGAAATGCCTGGAATGCAAATGGTGCTCGTATCGGCTCCATTGTTGGGAGCCTAAAGAGGCCATTCAAACAACCTCGTCGTGCCGGAATTGCCATTACTTCGCCCTGACGCCGCCGAGCTTCAAGCCGGCGTGCCGGCACCAGGCGCACCCCGTTGAGCTGAGCAACATTTCTCTCTGCTGCCCCGAATGGTCCTTCATCGGGAAAACCCCATTTTGAGATGGCGCACGATATGACGACAAATAACCCATGCCTCAATGCGGCGCTCGAGTATCTCGACCAGGGGCTTTCCGTGATCCCAGTCGGGACCGACAAGCGCCCACTGATCGCCTGGAAGCAATTCCAGAAGCGCCAGGCTTCCGAGGACGAGGTATACCAGTGGTTCGAACGCTGGCCAGACGCGAATATCGCCATCGTCACCGGGTCCATCTCGGGAATCATCGTCGTCGACGGCGACGGGGAGATCGGCGCGCGGTGGATCTGCGACAATCTGCCCCGGACCTCGCTGTATGTCGCGACAGGTCGGGAAAACGGGTGCCACTGCTACTACCGACTTCCCCAGGGGCTCATCATCCAGTCGGCGAATGGATTCCGCCCCAAGGTGGACGTCAAGGCCGAAGGCGGGTATGTCGTGGCCCCTCCGTCGCTTCATCAGACGGGGCGACGGTATACGTGGGTATATCGCGACGGCCTGAATGGCTGGGATGATCTTTCCGAACTCAACCCGAACGAGATCAGAGATGCGGTCGCGATGACCCGGCCGGGGAATCTCAACCTTGACCTGTCTCGTGTTGCGGCAGCCAGGATGTCTGATCGGCTGCCGGCCGAGGAGGGCGGGCGCAACCAAACCCTGACCTCCATGGTGGGGAAGCTGGTCGGGCGCGTGTCGCTCGAGGAAGCGCTCGTCCTGGCCCGAGGCTGGGGCGCTCAATGCCGCCCGCCGATGGGCGATCGGGAAATCAGGACGACGGTGGAGAGTGTCTTCAAGACGCACATCCGGAATCATCCGCTCGATGATCCGAACTCCGTTATCTCCGGAGGACCGGTTGACGACCTGTTCGAGCCGTTCATCGGATCAGGCAAGACCGCCACCGTCCCGGTCGAGATCCTTCAGCCGGGCGGGCTGATGCAATCGATCATGGACTACATCGAGATTTCGAGCGCGGCATCGATTCCGCTGTTCAACGTCGGAGCGGCGGCGGCTCTCGTCGGGGCCCTGGTTGGCCAGCGGGTCATGACGGAGTCTGGCCTCCGAACGAATCTCTACGTGATCGCCCTGGGATACTCCGGCTCCGGGAAGAATGCCCCGATATCCGGCCTGCCCCAGATCATCAGGAACAGCAACGCGGCCATCCTCGAGAGCGTCACCGAACTCTCGAGCGCTGCGGCGGTGCTCAAGGCACTGGCTTCGAAAGGCCATCATCGGATGCTCATCTCGCTGGACGAAATCGGCATGCTCCTTCGGGGGCTGAAAAACCCAATGGACCCCAGGGCCGAAATCCCCCGGATCCTCACGAAGCTGTTCTCCGGAACCGACCGAAGCGAGCGGAAGGTATACGCCGACGAGAAGCTGAATTTCACCGTGCCATGGCACCATCTCAGCATCTACGGGGCGTCGACACCGGAAGAGTTCTGGGGAAGCCTGAGCGAGTCGGATGGCACCAACGGATTCCTCGCCCGCCTGCTCATCCTCGAGAACAAAGACCCGGCTCCGATGCCGAAGTCGGACAACAACCCCGACGTGCCGGCTGATCTCACCGACGCCATCAATGCCCTGTGGGCCATCGATCCGGGGAAGGATCCAAACGCCGGAGACCTCGAGGTTGCCGACGACATCCGGCCGGTTCCGATCCGGGTGAGGTTCTCCCAGGAAGCCGCCGGCATCCTGGATCCGATCCGGTTGAAATACCACACCCTCAAGAACGACGCCCGCGGCTCTGGCTGCCACGCCTCGATCTATGCCCGAGTTCACGAGCACGCCCTCAAGCTGGCCCTGATCCATCACATGAGCGAACACGGGGCGGCAGGAACTTCGAAGCAGATCGGAGCGACATCAGCCGCCTGGGCGATCGCCTTCGCGGAGTTCGCCTGTCAGAAGACCCTCGACGGCATCCGCGACAACATCGCCGGGTCGGAGTGGCACGCGAACGAGCAGCGGGTTGTCCGGGCCATCAAGGCCAGGGCGACGGAAGACCGGCCTGGGCTGTCGGTTCGTGAGCTGGCAAGGGCCGTGTGCTTGCCGGAATACAAGTTCAACGAGCTCATCAAGGGCCTGATCTCCAAGGGCATGGTGTTCACTCGGACGTTCAAGCCCAAGCGCGGATTCGAAACGACGCTTTATTGCGTTCCAGCAGACGGCCAGGAGGAAAGTCATGAGACACATTGAAAGTCGTCGAAACTCGTCTGTTGCTACTGACGACTTTCTGACGACTTTTCTCGCAGATCAGGAGCGAGTTTTATGGGAAAGTCGTCGGAAAAATAGGGGGGGTATAAAAGTGACCACCCAGGGGGCCTTTTATATAAATTTCTTCTATATATATATACCCCCTATTTTTTCTAATAAAAAATATATAAGGAAACACAGATCAGGAGCGGCTGAAAAGTCGTCGAAAATGGTTCTGACGACTTTGACGACTTTCGCCGGAAATCAGCACCAGATCAACGAGAAAAGTCGTCAGTGCCTTCGACGAGTTTCCGAGGTGACGGCATGAAAAAGACCGCTGCCGCCACCAGGAAAAACGAGTCGCCCCTCGAGGCGCTTTTCGAGTTCCAACTCGTTTCCCGAGAAACGCCACCCCATCGCCGGGAATACCAGTTCTGCGATGCCAGGAAATGGCGCTTCGACTTCGCATGGCCCTCTCTCAAATTGGCCGTCGAAATCGAGGGAGCCGCTCACGCCGGCGGACGGCATACCACCGGCTCCGGGTTCTCGGCAGACTGCGAAAAATACTCCGCCGCCGCGATCCTCGGATGGTCCGTCATCCGAGCCACCGGCGAACAGGTGAAAAATGGCCAGGCCGTCACCTGGACGATCTCAGCCCTCAGAACCAGAGGAGGAATGAAAGGAGAAGAAAGGTGAACAAGAAAATCATCGAGAAGTTGATAGGCATGAGCGCCTGTGACGAAGGCGTAGAGTATGCCCGGTCTTATCGAACCATGCAAGAGGCATGGGATAGGTGTGAGCGTGGCGACTGGATGCTCTGGCTGCTTGGGCGCTTGGTCGGGCCGCCAGAGTCGAAGAGCCGGAAAAAGCTGGTTCTGGCGGCGTGTGCCTGCGCACGTCTGTCACTCGATCATATTCCTGCTGGCGAGCAGCGCCCTCTGACCGCGATAGAGATGGCCGAAGCATGGGCGCGAGGACAGGATGGGGCCTCTTTAGACGATGTAAGACGCACCGCCTCCGCCGCCTCCGCCTACGCCGCCACCGCCT